GAACTGCATTTGCCCATTCATTCTTTGCAATATCTAGTAATGGACCTACACCAGTCATATTATATTTAGACACTGAGTTATAAGGTAAATTTAATCTATCGTCCATTAGATTTTCTACCACCAATTCTCGCTTCGACGGGTGTATATAATGTAGATTGCATCCTGTAAAACCTCTACCGTCTATTTCTATCACATATACTAAAGGGAATGCATCAAACATTTTTGCATTTTTTACTTTAGTTTCATATTGGAACATCATTAGATGACCTATCTTTGGAGTTTTTCTAAGAAGGTTTTCATCATTACCTTCACGATCCTTCTTTTCATCCATGATGAATTTACGGGGATTGTTTTTGTATGATGTAACTAGACCCATAAATGCTCTTCTATAGAAGAATGGTGATTTACCATCTTCTTCACCCATTTGTTGATTTATTTCTTGGAATAGAGTCATTTTTTATATTTTATCCCTAGTTCGTCTTCTGTTATGACTTTAAATATTAGTCTTCTATCTTTACACCAGTCTTCTGCTGCTCTCCATTTTGCTTTATTGATTTCATATGTTTTTGCTTCGTAGATATATGATTTAGTTACTTTTGATTTTCTTTTGGGTGGAATACACTGTCTTTTGGGTTTTACTTCTATTACATAATCTCTTATTGCACCACCACCTTCTTGTACTTTAATAAGGAAGTCTGGATAATACTTATGAACACGTCTATCTAATGGTGATACGTATGGTATTGAGAATTCTTCACTTGCCCATAGAAGAATGTTCTCATTTGTATCACACCATTGACAGAATTTTTTCTCCCAATTACTTCGACAAACTATATTATTTGGGTTGCCTTTGTATTTACGAGGATTCCGAGGTTTGTATTTACTTTTTATACTCTCGTTCATCTAGTATAAATATGTATTAATAGACTAATTATTAATATTTAGATGGGAAAACAAAACAGACCCATACATCCAGCGACTAGGATGAATACGCTTAAGGATAGGATATTAAATCCTTCCCTATCAGCGTATTACTCTGTTGTATTTCCTATGCCTACTTTTGGTGGATTATCATCAATGTATAATGGTGAACTACTTACTCTAACATGTACTGAAGCAGCATTACCTGGATCTAGCATTGCTACATTTGAACAACAGAATGATTATATGGGTGTCACTGAGAGGCATGCTTATAGGAGAATGTATGATGAGACAATAGATTTTACATTTTTAGTTACTCAAAATAGTGACTACGTTCAAATTAGATTTTTTGATGCGTGGATGAAGTGGATTACTGGGGAAGCAGGTCAAGATTTAAGATCTCCTACGATTGTTAATAGAGCACAGTATCCTAATAATTATCGTACTGATCTGTGGATTGTTAAGTTTGAGAAGGATATGGGTGCAGGATTGACATCATCTAGTAAACTACTAGAATACCGATTTATAGATGCATATCCAAAAGCAGTCAGTTCTTCACCTGTTACTTTTGAAGGTAATTCGCTACTTAAGACCACAGTATCAATGACATATACAAGGTATTTTGTGACAGAACTTAAGAGTCAGGCAGAAGCAGTTTCGAGTAGAGGTACTCGTTCTCCTGGTAATCCAGAGTTTAATAGTTTTAGATCTCTTATCAATAATTCTGAACTTATGGGTGATTTTGGTAAAAAAGTTGGTGATTCATTTACATATCTAAGTGAGCAATTTGGATGAACAAATATTTTATTAATGAAGACTCTGTTTTTGCAGTCAATGAGAAATTAAATGCTAGGGTAGAGAAGGTAGATGATATCTCTATAGTTTATGTTGATGATTTTTATAAGAATCCAGATCAAGTAAGGGATCTTGCTCTGAGGACACCCTCAACAAAGAACCCAAGGATTTGTGGTGGATTGCCAGGTACAAGAATAGATATGAATATGTACTTAGATAGTATGTTTCCTGTATGGAGGGATATTATATCAAAAGTATATGGGATGAATGAGGAACAATCAAAAGCATTTTTGTGGACGTGTTTAAATACACCTTTCTCAGTTAATGTTACACAATCTCCAAAAGATCATATAGAACCTCATATAGATTATCCAGAGGAAGAGGATGGTGAAGATACTGGTTGGGCAGGATTAATATATTTGAATTTGGATGATGAATGTAATGGAGGAACTGGATTTTATGATGAAGAACATAGGTTGACGCACCTTGCAGATATGAAGTATAATAGAATGTTAATATACCCAGCGAATATATTACACGGTGCATATGATGAAGATGGGTGGTTTAAAGAGGAATTGTATAGATTAGTACAAGTTTTCTTTTTTCCAATAAAAAAAATCCTAAATAAACGCACTAAATAAAAGTATACAGAATTGCATAGATTATGCCTTTACCCAAGATTAGTACGCCAACTTATGAGTTGACGTTGCCTTCGACTGATAAGACTATACAATATAGACCTTTTTTAGTTAGAGAAGAGAAACTTCTAGTTTTAGCACTAGAAAGTGAAGATACCAAGCAAATTACTACTGCTATTAAAACGGTTATTAAAGCATGTATCCTTACAAAAGGAATTAAAGTAGAAGATCTTCCTACATTTGATATTGAATATTTGTTCCTTAATATTAGAGGAAAATCTGTTGGTGAAGAAGTTGAAGTTAATGTTCTTTGTCCTGATGATGAGAAGACGTATGTTCCAATTAAGATCTATATTGATGACATACAATGCGAAAAGAACGATAAGCATAGTAAACAGATTAAATTAGATGATAATGTAATGATGGAAATGAAGTATCCATCGTTGTCAGAATTTATTAAGACTAATTTTGATTTTAAAGATACTGGTTCTAATTTGGATCAGTCCTTTGATTTGATTGCATCTTGTATAGATACAATATATCAAGGTGAAGAAGCATGGGCAGGAAAAGATTGTACTAAGAAGGAATTGCAGGAGTTCTTAGATCAGATGAACTCTAGTCAGTTTAAAGAGATTGAGTCATTCTTTGAAACTATGCCTAAGTTATCTCATGAGATAGAGGTTCAAAATCCTAAGACAGGTGTTAAGAGTAAGGTTATACTGGAAGGACTCTCAAGTTTTTTCGGGTAGGTCTCTCTCACATTGACTTAGAGAATTTCTATAAGTTGAATTTCGCCTTAATTCAGTATCATAAATATTCATTAACAGAGATTGAAAATATGATACCGTGGGAGCGAGACATTTATGTTGCTCTACTTAAAGCCCACATTGAAGAGGAAAAATTAAAGCAACAGCAAGAAGCATCTAAGACCTGATGGATCTACCTGGAGACAAGCATAAATCGAATCCAAAAAATGTGACACATGAGGCTTTTATAAAGTCTTTACAGTCACAGCGTAGGGTGCTGGGTAGAGTTATTAAGAATGAAGAGCAGTTAAAGGAGATAGTTGATCAGTTAGTAGCAATGGGTGCTACATTAGGTGAACATGGTGAGATATTTGATAGTCATGGTATAAGAATAAGAAAATTAGATGATAAGGTTACAGGTTTACAGAAGAGAGTAAGTAAGGTAGAGAAGAGGAAACCTAGAAGGGGTCCTAGAGGTAAGACTGGTAAAAGGGGTGCAGCAGGTAGAGACGGATTAGATGGTGCTGATGGTGCTCCTGGTTCTTCGGGTGCTCAAGGTGAGAGAGGAGCGTCAGGTGCATCAGGTGCTCAAGGTGCTTCGGGTGCTAGTGGTGCTTCAGGTGCTTCGGGTACAGATGGAGTAGATGGATCTGATGGAGCTTCAGGTGCTCAAGGTGCTAGTGGAGCGTCAGGTGCTCAAGGTGCTTCAGGTGCTCAAGGTGCAAGTGGTGCTTCGGGAGCGTCAGGTGCTCAGGGTGCTTCGGGAGTGTCAGGTGCTTCAGGTGCTTCAGGTGCTAGTGGTGCTTCGGGTGCTGATGGATCAGATGGTGCGTCAGGTGCTCAGGGTGGAACAGGTCCTAGTGGTGCTAGAGGTGCTGATGGTCAAGGACCAGATAAATCTCAGAATCCAGACTTTGATTGGGATACACCAGGAGGTGGTAGTCCTTCAGGTGGTAAGGGAGTATATGATGGTACTCGTGAGGATGACTTAGTTGACGAAGAGATTGATGAAAGAATATTAAGAATTAT